CCACGCATCTCCTTTGCAGGCTTTGACGAGGTCTTGACCTGCACCCTGAGCATCCGACCGCTCGGCGTCTCCACCCACAAATCCGTGCCATACATGGCCACATGACTGGCTCTGATACCACGAGCCTCCAAGATCGATGCAACGAGGAACTCCCCCGCTCGACCGACACCCTCAGAAGAAACCATGGCAAACTCCCGCCTCTTGGGCAGAACCTACCACAAAAACAAGACATTAAAAAGAAGGAAGGCCCGCCGATCCACCAGGCGGGCCTTCAAGTCTCAACGCCAGCTGGAGGGTAACCGGCGGAAACAACCCCCAGGGAGAGAGTGGGAGTACAAAGCTTATACCATACCAACAAGCTGCTTGTACAGATCCAATGCGTCGCGCTCCTCCTGAAGCTCTCCAGCATCCCGCTGGCGCTCTTTTACAAGCTGCTTCAAAGCTTTGACGTTGTAGCCCTTGCTCTTTGCGACAGTGTAGATGTCGCTCTCGTCCCGAGCCGCATCCTTCTTCTGAGCAACAGCCGACTCGATCTGCTCGAGCATCTCCTTCAACTCCCGGGCAGCCACGTCATTGAAACGCTGGTTGTGAGCGTTGAAATCGGGGTCTTCTTTGAACTTGAGTGGCATGGTTCCTCCTAGTGCCAAGGTCCGTGGTCCTTGGTACGAGAACCGTTGTTGGTTGTCAACAACCTATGCGGGGTCTCCGATCAGCCACTCGAAACAAAGCGCTCCCGCAACGACACCCTTAGGCCCCAAACCAGACTCAAGGCTCAGTACAGCAGAACGTAAGGAGACGGTGCACGAATCTAGGTCCTCGAACCTTGGACCTGCTATCGTCTGACAGCCCAGCTCTACGCTGCATATGAGGATCAACGGAACAAACATCTCGGACATCGTACCACGGAACTTGGAACGAAAATATCCCCGCGATATTTGGAGACCGAAAAATAGGTCGGCGTTTCTGGAGAAGGCGGGGGGCCGACTTACTTGTGGTCTACTTGTAGCCCAATGAAATTACCCCCGAAATTTTTTATCGAACTAATAACTAAAGCCCCGCGCGCTCGACCGGGGGGCCGAAAAAGGGGGGAAGGGGGTCGCGAGGTGCGCGCGCCGATGGCCTTGGCAGGCTGCAGTTACCCCGGCGAGGCGCGCGGATGTATCGAAAGATATCGAGATGCATCCGATTGGATGGCGTGCGCTTGTGCTTTACTTGTTGACAAGGCACAAGGCCATCGACTATGACTTCAGTCATAGGGCAGCGATGGTCGCGGTCCTGTTAACAAGGAGAAAGACAATGGCAACTGTGACGCAACTGATGAACGCGTTCGAGGCGGTCGAGGTGATGGATGCCCGTATCAACGGCACAAGCTTGGACGTCGCCAAGGCTGAGCTTGAAGCGCTGGGCCGCTTGAAGAAAGCGGTCGAGACGCGCATCCAAGCGTATCGCGAGATCGCGGTCGAGGACGGCAAGGCATACCTCAAAGAAGTCTGGACCGAGGAGCATGTGGTGAAGGGGCATTACAAGAAGCGCTTCACCTGGGTCGACTAAATCACTTGTGCCCCGGTTGTGCGTGATGTATGATCGGGGCACGTCACCAAGACGTCTTAACAAGGAGAAAGACAATGGCAAAGAATCCCTTCGCGAAATCACGCAAGCCCGATGCGCCCTACGCAATCTATCGCGCAGGCGATATGACTTGGCATGTGCTGAAGACATACAAGGTGGCAGGCAACGAGGCCAAGGACCAGTACGCGCGCTGGTTCGTCGCAGCAAAAAGCCCCATGACCTTTGGCTCGTTTGAGCTTGGCGATACCTACGCGGTCGAGGTGCGCCGCTATGGCAGGCTCGTTGCCGCGACGCCCGAGTGGCTCGAGGCCTATGGCAAAGGATCCGATATCGTTGGCACGATTGATCGCCTAGGATAACCAACCCCGGACCCGGGTCGCTGCGCAATGTGAGGAGCTGCGCGGCCCGGGTCCTCTTCACAAGGAGGAAAACAGATGGACATCTACACCGCCACCAAGATCGCCGAAGGCGCGCAAATGGCCGAATACATGGAAACACTGACAGCCGAAGAGGCCGACGCTCTTTTTGAGGCCGCCGAGTATGCCCGCAAAAACAGGTGGCAGCTACACGTGAATGACGAGCTGACGCACCTCAGAAGCGCGATCCGCAAGCTACGGCATGCCACAATGCTGGTGATCCAGCCGTCGAAGGATTGACCCATGTTCTACATCTACGCGACCCGGCGCGATGACCTGACCAAGTATTATTGGAACCGCCGCAAGGCCGATTGGCAGCTGGACCTAGTGCCCAGCTGCTACTATCCGACGGCGGCGGGCGTGAACCGAGTTTACACGGGCATGTCCCGCGCGGGCCTAGTCTGGCGGCGGTTCCACGAATTAGGATTCACGCGCGCCCCGGCCTGATCACATTGCCAGGGGGGATCTTTCGCCTCGATCCCCTCCACCTGCCACGCCTTCGGGCGTGGCCTTTTTATGCGCGGCCCATGGGCCGCTGATATAATAGAGGGATGCAAAGGCGCAGGGCCGCAGGGTCTAGGCCCAAAAACATCCCGGGTTTTTCCGCTTGTGTCTTACTTGTTCCCGTCGTACAATCTCCGCAGGCAATCCCGCCTTTTCATAGGACAAAACATGCAGCACGCTATCATCTACAACGGGCCGAGCCTCTTGGATGGAAAGCCCATCGTGGTCATCGCGACCTATTCCAACCGCAACAGCAAGACGGGCCGGGTCGTGCAGACGTACATCCTGCGCGCAGATATCAATCCGCTAGAGGCCAGCAAGACCGGCGAGGATTATTCCATCTGTGGCGATTGCGTTATGCGCGGCACGCCAACCGCAGACCCGGACCGCAAACAGGCGCAGGGCCGCCGCTGCTATGTCAATCTCGGGCAGGGCGTGCTGATTGTTTACAAGTCATTCTTGCGCGGGCTGTACGCGGCAGGCGATGCGCGGGCCATGGGCCGCGGCCGCTTTGTCCGGGTCGGCACCTACGGGGATCCCGGCGCGGTGCCTTCGCACGTGTGGGACGAGCTGCTTTCCGAGGCCAGCACCTGGACCGCTTACAGCCATCAATCCGGCTGGCGTCCAGATATCGCCATGCAATCGGCAGACAATTACGCCCAAGCTTGGGCCCATTGGCGCGCAGGGCGGCGCACGTTCCGCGTGATCGCGGACCTTGGCCAGATGGACACGGCGCACGAAGCCCTCTGCCCGGCATCCAAAGAGGCAGGGCGGCGCGTCCAGTGCACCGCATGCAAGCTCTGCAAGGGCGGCACCGCGGCTAAGTCAATCGCAATCGTCGAGCACTGATCATGGGATGCCAGAGAATCACAAAGATTTGCAGGCACTGCGGAAGCGAGAACGTTTCCGTGGATGCCACCGCCCGCTGGAACGTCGACACGCAGAGCTGGGAGCTCGCAGGGCTGTTCGATAACTCAGACTGTGACGACTGCGGAGGCGAAACCGACATCGCGGACAAGGACCTAGGCTAAGGACCGGGGGCCGTGGCCCCCGCTTCTCCAACCTATGTTGGCGCAATCCCAGACCAAAACCCGCAAGACGCAGGGCGCAGAGCCTCGAGCCGCAGGGCCTAGGACCTCGGACCTCGGCCAACCACGCCCGCATAGTGATCAAACACCTCGGCGCGCAGGGCGCAGAGCATAGGCGCAGGGCCCTCGAACATCGATCCTCGGACCTCGGACAGAGGTTTGTGAGCCAAATCAACAGCCTCCGAACCCCGGATCAGGTGAATGTAACTAGAAGCGAGGGCCTTTACCAAGAAAAACGAGAGGCCTCCGCGCGCAGAATATGAAGTATGCCAAGCGACCTGATGCGGCGAGAGTTTTACGCGCGAAGACTTCGAAATTTTTAACTCAACCCAGAATGGCATTCCGTCCCACAACACATGCAGGTCGGGAATCCCTCCGCCGTGTCGGTTCTCAATCCTCGTCGTCATAACTCCTTTGGGGAGATTTCTTTTCAATGTACTCCAAAAGTTCGCTTCCGGACCCTGAGTCATCGGGGGTGATATCCTTGATCTTCGCCTCTATCTGGAAGGCGTGCGGGTACTTCTGCTGCAGGGCAGCGAGGCGGGCTGTGATCTCGTCCCGCGAGAGCTGGTCCAGAGTGTTGATCGTCTCGCGTCGGTCGATGGTCAGGCCACCCAGAGCAGACCTGATCTTCTCGGCGTTGATAGCCGCAGAGTATTGACCAGCCTCCTCAGCACCACGAGAGAGCTTCGCAAACCGTTCAAGCTGTCCGATGGTGGTGACCCCGAACCTACGCTCTCGCTCCTCGCGCAGCTCTTGGATCCGCTCCAGCACATGCGGGTAGCTCTTACCGTCCAAAAGCTTCACAGCGTATTGGTTCGCCGTGTCCTTCGCGAAGCCTGCCCTCCTCGCGCACTCAGCATTGGAATAGATCCCCTCGACCATGAGCTTACAGAAGGTCTCTTGTCGACTGGTCAGCACCCCGGGCAGGTAACGCCCCGGCGGGCGGCGTTCTTCAACAGGTGGTTTCTTTCTCGGCATCCTGTCCTCCAAGATGTTATTGTTCGCAGCCTACAACAGGAGGCGCGGCCCTTTCAAGCTGAGTTCTCCTATAGGGGTTTTTCCAGAGGATTTCCCTACTCCCGTTTCAAAAAAACCAGCGAGGCGTCGATCAGGCAAGTTCTACCCGTGACGTGTTTACCACCCCCGTGACATATTCATG